TGACCATCTATTGCAGAACAAATAAACTTTGGAGGTGACTACGATAAAGAATATGAAGTCACACCTAAAAAAGAGAAGAAAAAGAAAACACCAACTATACAAGAAGATGCAGCTAAACAAAGAGAGGAACAAGAAAAGTTTTCAGTTCGCTATGCTGATAAACCTGCATATCAACGCTTTCTTGAAAACTCAGGAATAGCTAATATGTTTGATTTGGAATTTGATGAAGGTGGTATGGTTCCAGAACCTTTCTATGATCAGAAGGGTGGCTTCGGTGAGTTAGACTTTGGTGGCATACAAGCACGTGAGTACATGAACGATCAAGGACAAAAGATTATAATCATGTTCAAAGACGGTGTACCCATGACACCTATCCCAGATGGTTACTATCCTGTAGCCGAAACTGTTACTCCTGATGTAGATTCATCTTATAATGTAGATACTGTGAGAGCTATGACAGGTGGAGGTAGCTACGCTGGCTCTGCTGCTGGCGTTCCTTCTTCAATGGGAGCTAGTGGTGATGGAAGTGATCCAGGAACTCATGAAGGGTTAAATATGGCTACCCCAACCCCAGTAAACTATAAAGAGTTATCACTTGACGAATTAAGAGACTTACTAGAAGATCAAGGTAGCTTGAAACAAAAAGGCATTCTTGCTGCTGCAAGTGCAATCAATCCAGTTATGGCTCTTGCTGTACGCTTTGCAATGTATGACACTGCTAAGAAAACTAAAGCAGAAATAGAACGTAGATTAGAATCTTCCGATACTTCAGAAGTAGACAAGATGCGTTACACTAATATGCTAGAGATTGCAGAAAGAGAAGAACCTAGCTTATTAGATAGACTTACAGGTAAAGCATTTGAGAAAGAATATTCTCAGATACCAACACCTAAAGTACCTGATGTAGACTTTAGTGATCCAACACTAGCACCCGATCAAGGTATAGCAGCACCTTACACTCCTGAAGTTACTACTCCCTCTGTAGCAGACCCAGATGGTATAACTGAAGAAATGATAGAGGCAGCTAAAGAAGCATCCAGAATAGCAGCTATAAATGCATTCAATAAGGATGACAGACCAGAGGTAGAAACTGTACCTCTAGTTCCGGGAACAGGAAAAACTCTAGACGAACTAACACAACCTACTTTCCAAACGCCAACTGCAGACACACAAAGAAGAAAAGACTTTGGACAGAATGTAGCACAAAACTTAGCAGGTAGATCTACTGAAAGAAAAACTAGTGATGCCAAGATTGCTACCAGAGACTTGAGTGAAAGTGAGAAGAAAGGTGGAGCAGCACTAGATACTCGCTTCGGTATATCTGGACTAAACGAAGGTGGATTAGTAGAAGAACCTAAAGTTAAAGAAGTTGTAAAAGGTTTAAAGAAAGCTTCTAAGTCACACGCTAAACAAGCAGACCAATTAGAGAAAGCACTAAAAGCTAGTAAGAAAAAGAAAAAATCCAAATAACTATAAGGCCACTCAGCTTCGGCTGACCCCAACACAAGGAGAAAACAAATGGCTACAAGTGAAACAGCGAAACCACACCCTATGGTAAAACCTGAAATCCCAAGAGTATTAATGGGTAGAGGTGGATACATGTCCACTGAAGAACGTATCAAGAAAGATGAAGAAGAGCTTCTAGCTATGAAGAAAGAAGCACTAAAAGCTAAAGGGATAGACACAGATGAAGAAAGTACTGAAGATCAATCCAGTAGCGAGAAGCCTGAAGCTGAACCAGTACAGGCAGAGAGTGATACCAAACAAAAAGAAAAACCAGAAGCCAAAGCACAAGAAGATGACTCTGAACTAAGTGCTGAAGAAAAGAACTTCAAGAAACGTTATGGCGATCTACGCAGACATACTCAGAAAAAAGAAGAAGAGTTTGCTGCAAAGATTGAAGCACTAGAGGCAAAACTATCTAAAGCTGCTAATCAAGAACTTGTACTGCCTAAAACTGACGAAGAACTTGAAGCTTGGTCAAAAGAGTATCCTGATGTTGCAGCTATTATAGAAACCATCGCAGATAAAAAATCCAAAGCTGCTGCTACTGATTTAGAAAAACGTATGGCTGAGTTTGAAGAACTACGCATTACAGCTAAGAAAGAAAAAGCAGAAGCAGAACTTATTGGTATGCACCCTGACTTTGTTGAAATACGTGAAGACGATAAGTTTCACAAATGGGCAGAGGCACAACCTAAATGGGTTCAGGATGCTTTATATGAAAACGTAGATGATGCAAAGTCTGTATCAAGAGTTCTTGACTTGTATAAGATAGATAAAGGTATCAATACAAAAAAGAAGAACACTGCAGAAAAAGCAGCAGCATCTTCAGTTAAGACAAAAGGCACTGCAGCACCAGAGGCAGACGAGGCAGCAGGGTATGTCCGTGAATCTGAAGTAGCTGCAATGTCCATAAAAGAATACGAGAAGCGTCAGGAAGAAATTTTAGACGCTCAACGTAACGGAAGATTTATTTACGATATGTCAAGAAAGTAGTTGACAATCAAACTATTGTAGATAAAACTATAGTATATACACAACAATTAAAGTGTGTATGCTTAATCAAGCACTAGCCACACAAAAGACTTACCTCCTAGTATAGGCCCAGCGCAGAGAGACAGCGCAGTTTCAAAGCATAGCTGACTACCCTAATACAAAGAGCCTCTTCATGGTGGATATGTAGTGTACTAAACCCACGCCATATCTATAAAGGAGAATTAATTATGGCTATAGCACTCGCCTCTGGCAAGAGTGGATTTGACGGCAATTTTAGCCCGATAATGTACTCCAAACAGGCGCAGATCGCATTGCGAAAAGCTTCTGTTATCAGCGCAATCACCAACAACTCATACTTTGGTGACATTGCAAATCAAGGGGATGTTGTACGCATCCAAAAAGAACCAGACGTAACTGTTAATTCACTAGAGCGTAAGACAGCAATTTCTGTACAAGATCTAGATGACCAAGACTTCCAGTTAACCATTGACCAAGCTAACTACTTTGCTTTCAAAATGGATGACATCGAAGAGCAGTTCTCACACATCGACTTCGTAAGCCTAGCTGCAGACAGAGCAGCATACAAAATGGCTGACGCTATTGATGTAGATGTTTTGAACTACATGACAGGTACTAACCCATCAACAGGTCAGTATGCAACAACTGTTTCTGGTACTGCACAGCACCCAACATCAAGTGCAATAAACGGTGAATTTTTGAAAGTGAACCAGTTGGACATGTCTGACATGACTAACATCACAACTTCAGCTTCATCTGGTACAACTGGTGACTCAATCCCAATCGCACCTAGACTACCGGGCGCTACTGCAAAGGCTACAACAACTGCATCACCATTGCAAGTTATTGCAAGAATGGCTCGTCAGTTGGACACAGGCAACGTTGACTCACGTGGACGTTTCTTGGTTGTTGACCCAATCTTTGTCGAAATGTTGAAAGACGAAGATTCACGTCTTCTAAATTCAGACTTCGGTGGAAACGGTCAGCTAATGAACGGCTTGGTTGCAGATAACATTCACGGCATGAAGCTGTATGTTTCAAACAACCTACCAACAGACGGTACTGGTCCAGGAACTTCTGGCACAACTGCACAAGATGACAACTTCGGTATCATCCTTGCAGGTCAAGAAGAAGCTGTAGCTACTGCAGAGCAGATCAACAAAGTTGAAAACTACAGAGATCCTGACTCATTCGCAGACATCGTACGTGGTATGCACCTTTACGGACGTAAAATCTTACGCCCAGAAGCATTGGTGACAGCACGTTACAACGCTGCTTAATCAAGTTAAACTTAGAGGCTGGCTTAATGCTGGCCTCTTTGTGCATCTTTAACCTATTATAAGGACATTTCCAAATGGCAATCACAACGGCAATGTGCAGCAGCTTCAAGCAAGAGCTTCTTGGGGGTGTTCACGATTTAGACACTCATACTCTAAAAATAGCTCTAATTAAATCCTCAATGTCAGGCACTTATGGTGCAGCTACTACAAACTATTCTGACGTTACAGGTAATTCAGATGAAGCTACTGGCACAAACTATACAGCAGGTGGACAAAACTTAGATAGTGCTACGATATCACTATCAGGAACTACCGCCATAGTAGACTTTGCAGACGAAGTTTTTTCAAACCTAACACTTACTGCAAGAGGTTGTATCATATACAACTCTTCTGCAAGCAACAAAGCTATCGCAGTTTTTGACTTCGGTGGTGATGTTAGCGCAACAAGCGGTGATTTTACTATTGTATTTCCAACAGCAGATGCTTCTAACGCTGTTATCCGCATAGCCTAAAGGTAGAACACAATGGCACTAATTACAAAAGATCGTATAAAAGAGACTACGACTACTACAGGTACAGGAGCTTACTCCTTGGGTGGTTCGTCTGCAACCTTCGATACGTTTCAATCTTGTATGTCTAATGGTGACACAACTTATTATGCCATTGCACACACAACATCAGGCACAGACGAGTGGGAGACAGGTATAGCCACATGGAATACTGGTAATACTCTCACTCGTACTACCATATTAGCAGGATCTAATGGAACATCTGCAGTAAACTTTAGTGCAGGTGATAAAAATATATTTATGACTGTACCTGCAGATCAAACACGTTTAGGAATTACTGCAACTACTGCAGAACTTAATATACTAGATGGCGTCACAGCTACAGCAACAGAACTTAATATACTAGATGGAGTTACATCTACAACAGCAGAGTTAAACATACTAGATGGAGTTACATCTACTGCTGCAGAATTAAACATACTAGACGGTGTAACATCTACTGCTGCAGAGTTAAACATTCTTGATGGCGTAACTGCTACGGCAACAGAACTAAATTTGTTAGATGGAGTTACAGCTACTACTGCTGAATTAAACTACGTAGACGGTGTTACCTCTAACGTTCAGACTCAGTTAGATACCAAAGGACCACACATGACAATAGCTGTCACTGTGTCAAATCCCGGTTCTGGAAATAAGTATTACTTGGATGGTGCTTTACAACAAACAGCACTACTACAAAAGTCTGTAACTGTAAGATTTGACCAGTCAGACTCGTCCAACGCATCACATCCTCTGAGGCTTTCAACCACTTCAAACGGTACACACGCATCAGGTTCGGCCTTTACCACAGGAGTCACAGAAGTAGGAACTCCGGGTTCGGCTGGGGCGTACACACAGGTAACTTTGGAGCAGGACGCACCAGACGTATTGTACTACTATTGCGGCAACCACTCAGGCATGGGTGGAACTGTATATAGTGGTAAAGACTTTAGCACATTAACCTCTACTGTAGCAGAGCTAAACATATTAGATGGTGTTACTTCAACAGCTACAGAGTTAAATTTACTAGATGGTGTAACTGCAACCACAGCAGAATTAAACTATGTTGATGGTGTAACATCAAATGTACAAACACAATTAGATGCGAAGCTGCCTTTAGCTGGCGGTACTCTGACAGGTGGCTTACGTCAAGACGTAGATACTGTAGCAGGTAGCGGTAGTACAGTTAACATAGATCTCTCTGCTGCTAATAACTTTAAAGTAAACATGACAGCAGATACTACTTTTACTTTCTCTAACAAAGATGCAGGACGTTTTGGAAATATAGTATTTGTACAAGATGGTACAGGAGGCCATGACTTTACCTTACCATCAGAATGTAAAACACCAGTTAACGGTGCTACTATTGTACAAAGCACTGGCGCTAACGAAGTAAGTGTGTTAGGCTACTTTGTATTAGATAGTAGTAACATACTAGTTAACTACATTGGAGACTTTGCATAATGAGTGGCTTAGGCTTTTTAGCTAGTAAGAAAGAGTTTTCAACTACTTTTACTACAACTTTTAATACTTCTAAAAGTACTACTACAACTTTTAATACTTCTAAAAGCACTACTACTACGTTCTCTACGTCCAACAGCACCACTACTACATATAATACATCCAACAGTACTACTACTTCTTATACAACTTATTATAACACTTCAAGAAGTACTGCTGGTCCTACCCAAACAGTTAATCAGGTTTCAACTAATCCCGGTACTTGGTATACTTATCATAATGTTGGTGTAATATATTTTCAAGGAAGTCACATAGGATCAGGCACGCATTTAGGATCGAGTTACACTCAAGCCACTATTGGTGGTAATATTTATACAAAATTATACGTAGGAAGTCAATATACGTATCAAGGTGTTATTTATACACACTACGCTTATAGCGTGGGTTCTTCAAGTGCTACAACAACTTTTCA